CTCCCGATGGATAAGCGGCTCGACGCCGTTCCATTCCTTGTCCTGCTGGAAGAGGATGAGCGGAATCTTGCCGATGAAATTCGTCTCTTCGACGACCTCCCATCCGATGCTCTTCCGCGTGCATCGGTAGATGATATTCGGGGTATAGATGTCGAAGTGATAGACGAGGCTGTTTTCCTGCTCCCGGACATAGTAGCCCCAAGCTATGGAGATCAGGTTTTCATACTGATCCCAGCGCGTGTAAATCTCATCTCCCTTGCTCTTGGCGAGCACCCGAATCTGAACGTCCGGCTCATCGTTCGCATCGCGGAAAACGCGGAAAAGCATCGCGCTTTCGGTCTCCGATCCGGCGATGCGCTTGCATTGGCGGAGTTTGCTATTGAAATGAGTGTGCTCAATGACATCCTGAAATTTTTGGAACGCCCGATCTGTCCCGGTGGATTGTTGCGTCCATTTCACCGGCCGGCCGTAGAGGAATACGAGGGCGATTTCATTGATGTAAACCTGATAGGGGATCGGCAGCTTCCACACCGGCTCGAATCGGATGAAATTCCCCTTTTTGTCGGTGATGATCTTGTCCTCCCGCTTCATGATTTCATGGGAGGCCACTTCATACTCTTTGAGCGCGGCAATCGCCATATCCATACGGTTGCCCATGCGCTCCTTGACTGCCGAAATATCTTTGGCGGCCAACAGCTTCTCAAACTCCTGATTTCGTCCTACAAGAGCATTGAGGTAATTGCGAAACAAATCAAATAGCATCATATCCTTAAATTATTGGTTTACATCCCTAAACTCGACTTGCTCAATACGTCGTAGTCTATATCGTCGTCTTCGTCGTACAGGTCGTTTATCGCATATCCGAGAATATCGACGAACTCGTCGTGCGGCTGGCTCGGAAATCCGCATACTTCATCGAGAAAATCATCGTTCCATGACCCCTCGACAATGAACACCCGCCCGCACTCCACGCGCGGCGAAACGGCCCGCAATCGCACCTCCTTGTCATCGGTCGGCGTGGGCGCCCGCTTGACATTGAGGGTCGAGATTTCTTGAAGCATCTGCACCACGCTCTCGCCGTTGGCTTTCGGCTCGACATGGAGCTTGCTCTCGGAATTGCCGTCATGCGCCGCGATGTATTGAGGCAGGAACCGCAACAGGTCGGGCATCTCCTTATACACTTTCTGCGCGTCGATCAGATAGATATAATTCCTGATCCGGCAGGCCGCCAGTACGCCGCTGGGGTCGTTGTCTTGGCCCTTTTTCTTCTTGTTATAGGCCGTATCGAGGTAGAAGTGTATCGGCTC